AGAGAGAACTACAATTAGGATATGAACATTTACCTAAATGGTTACAACAAGGTGTAATCTCATGGAACAAAGGAAGTTTAGATTTAGAAAATGGTTCAAGTATACTGGCAGCCTCTACATCTGCAAGTGCGATTCGAGGTGGTTCATATAACATTATATTTTTAGATGAGTTTGCATATGTGCCATCAACATTGGCTGAAGAATTTTTTAGTTCTGTATATCCTACAATATCATCTGGTAAATCTACAAAAGTAATGATAGTATCTACACCACATGGTATGAATCAGTTTTATAAATTATGGACTGACGCTGAAAGTGGTAAAAATGATTACATACCAATCGAAGTGCATTGGTCAGAAGTGCCAGGTCGTGATGATGTATGGAAAGAAGAAACAATACGAAATACTTCACAGTCACAATTTAATTCAGAGTTTGAATGTGAATTTTTAGGTTCTATTGATACACTTATTGCTCCACATAAACTAAAACAAATGCCTTATGTTGACCCAGAGCAATCTCACGCTGATTTAGATATCTTTGAAAGACCAGACCCAAAAAAAACTTATTTTCTAACTGCCGATGTTTCACGAGGAACATCTCAGGATTACTCAGCATTTTTAGTTTTAGATGTATCACAAATGCCATATAGAGTTGTTGCAAAATATAGAAATAATGAAATTAAACCTTTATTATTTCCACAAAAAATATATGAAGTTGCAAAAGCATATAATAATTGTTTTGTATTAGTTGAGGTAAATGATATTGGAGAACAGGTCGCAAATGCTTTACAATTTGATTTAGAATATGATAATTTAGTTATGGCTTCTATGAGAGGTCGTGCTGGACAAATACTAGGAGCAGGATTCTCTGGTGGAAAGGCACAGTTGGGAGTAAGGACTACTAAGGCAGTAAAAAAAGTTGGATGTTCTAATTTAAAACAAATGATAGAATCAAATAAACTATTAATACCAGACTATGATATTGTAAGTGAATTATCAACATTTATTGTAAAAGGTTCTTCGTGGTCTGCTGATGAGGGATGTACAGATGATTTAGTTGCATGTTTATTTATATTTGCATGGGCAGTAGACCAAATGTATTTTAAAGAGTTGACAGACAGTAATATTCGAGAGAGAATGTATGCTGAACAAAAAGAACAATTAGAACAAGATATGGCACCATTTGGATTCGTAGACAATGGAATAGACAATCCTCATGAACAAGAAGAAGTTGATGAATATGGTAATCGTTGGGAGCCTGTAAAGATTAGAGACTTTAATTCTGACTGGTAATTACAAAAAAGTAGGGTCTAATAAATCATTCTCTATTTTAATTAAACAATTAGAACATACAATATTAGAAGAATCTATTAGTCTTTTTACAGTTTTTCTACTCTCATCATTCATACCTACTCTTTTAATAGTCTTACGAATTTCTTTATCATGAGGATAAAATCTTAAACAAGCTATTTCATTCTCACCACAGTGTATGCATTTAGTATTTTCTAAATACTGATTTAATGAGGAAACTCTTTTACGATAGTTTCTCTTAGTTACTTCTTTTATAGTTTCCTTATACTTTTTGTAATGTTTACTTGCCATAACACTATTTATATGTTTTGAAACATATAAAACAACAATCTAGAATACAATTTTTTTATAAATATATTGAAAGATTAAAGAATAAACTTTAAATTAATTAGGAGTAAGTCAATGGGGTTTTTAGTTTCACCAGGCGTACAAGTAAATGAAGTCGACTTAACCAATGTTGTACCTGCCGTTGCAACTAGTATTGGTGCTATTGCTGGAGCTTTCCAAAAAGGTCCTGTTTCTTCTATTGTAAATATATCAAGTGAAGAAGAACTAATCGAGATATTCGGTAAACCACAAACAACAGGTAATCAGTTCGAAACATTTTTTAGTGCCGCTAACTTTTTAAAATATACAGATTCGCTCAAAGTGGTCAGAGCAGAAAGTGCAATCGTAAATGCTGGAGCAAACTCTGGTGTTCTAATTAGAGATGATGACCACTACTTAGCAAGTTTTTCAACAGGTCAAGGTTCTAATGGAGAATGGACTGCAAGAACTGCTGGAACATGGGCAAATGGAATCAAAGTAGAAATCTGTGCTACAAGTACAGCATACGAACAAGATTTAAGTACAAATAACTTAGTAAACACATCAACATCTGCTGTCGGTGATACATCTATTATAGTAGATGACGCTGACGCTAGTGGTTTTGAATTTAATGTGGGTGATTTAATATCATTCTATTCAGACACATCTAACACAGTAGCAGTGGATGACTTTAATGAGTACGAGGTTACTGCGATTAATACATCAACAAATGCATTAACAATTCGTTTAAAAGATGACCCATCAGGTGCTGGTTTACAAACTGCAATACCTGATGATTCAAAAATTAAAAGAAGATGGAAATATGCTGATTTATTTACAGGCCCACCAGGCACATCACAATACTCAACAGATAACTCTAGAGGTTCTGGAGATGAATTACATGTTGTTGTCGCTGATGGTACAGGAGACATAACAGGATTCGATACAGATACAGCTGGAAATAGAACAAGGGGTGTCATTGAAACATTTGGTTTTATGTCTAAAAACCCTAGTGCTAAATCACCACAAGGTGATAGTATTTACTATCCAGATGTATTTTTTAGAAAATCATCATTCATTTATTGGACAGACCACATAAGTGCTGGTAGTAACTGGGGTTCAGATACTACAACAACATATACTGCTGTCACAACAACAGTAATTGATGAACTTACAGGTGGAACAGATGATTACTCTACAACTGCTGGAGAAATTGAACTTGCATATGATAAGTTTAAAAATGCTGAATCGGAAGATATCAATTTAGTTATCGGTGGTTCATCTAGTATTGTTGCTGATACTGCAGCCGCTCAAGACACACATGTGACCATGTTAGTAAATCTTGTAGAGGGTAGAAAAGATTGTGTTGCATTTGCTTCACCATATCGTTCTGCTGTTGTTGGTGTCACAACATCTAGTAAACAAGCAAAAAATGTTGAAGTCGCTGCTGACTTAATACCAAGTTCATCTTACTTAGTATTAGATAGTGGATACATGTACATGTATGACAAATACAATGATGTATATAGATTCGTGCCACTTAATGGTTCAGTCGCTGGTTTATGTGCAAACACAGACCAAGTTGCTGACGCTTGGTTCTCACCTGCTGGATATAATAGAGGTGGTATCAGAGGCGCAATCAAATTAGCATTTAATCCAGATAAAGCAGACAGAGATGTTCTTTATCAATCAAGAGTTAACCCAGTCGTTAACTTCCCAGGCCAAGGCGTAACCTTGTTTGGTGATAAAACTGCTTTAACTAAACCAAGTGCTTTTGACAGAATCAATGTAAGAAGATTATTCTTAGTATTAGAAAAAGCAATTGCAACTGCTGCTAAATTCCAACTCTTTGAATTTAACGATGAATTTACAAGGGCACAATTTAGAAATTTAATTGAACCTTTCCTAAGAGATGTTCAAGGTCGTAGAGGTATCACAGACTTTTTAGTCAAGTGTGACGCTTCAAATAACACAGGTGAAGTAATTGATAGAAACGAATTTGTTGCTGACATATTTGTTAAACCTGCTCGTTCTATTAACTTTATTACACTAAACTTTATCGCTACACGAACAGGTATTTCGTTTAGTGAGGTAGGAGGTTAACCATGGCACAGATAGATGACTTTAAATCGAATTTATTGGGTGGTGGTGCAAGAACTAACCAGTTTCGTGTAACAATTACGCCACCATCTGGTATTGATATTGGATTAGATGTTAGAAGAACTTCATTTCTATGTAAAGCTTCTAAAACACCAGAAGTTGCTTTAGGTGAAATAGAACTTGCATATAGAGGTAGAAAAATCTATATGACTGGTGATAGAGAAGCTGCTGGTGAATGGTCAACAACATTTTATATGGATACAGACTACATGATTAGAACTGCTCTAGAGAGATGGTCTAATGGTATGAATGACTTCGCTGATAACACAGGTGTTACTGCGATGGCAGATTATGCTACAGACTTAACAGTAGACCATTTAGATAGAGATGATACAATCATTAAAACATATATCTTTAAAAATGCATGGCCTAAATCTATGAGTGAAGTAACTCTAGATTCTTCGGAAGAATCAACAATTGCTGAGTTTGAATGCACATGGAGATATCAACACTTCGAAGCTTCAGGTGTTAACTTCTAAAATAGTCTTTTTTTTCTTTATAAATAAAGGACAATAAAGGAGATTTTATTATGGCAGAACTATTTGGTTTTAAGTTTGAGCGAATCAAAGATACCAAAGGTCAAGAAAAATTTACAGCACCACCAGTAGATGACGGCACAGTCGAGATAGCTGGTGGTGGATTTTTTGGTCAAGTATTAGATACTGATAGTCGAGAAAAAGCAGAGGTCGATTTAATTCGTAGATATCGTGAAATATCACAACAACCAGAGTGTGATTCAGCGATTGATGAT